CGCGTGCGCCGTGTCGACATAGTTCAGCGATTGCACGCGCTTTCCGGTCAGTTCCGGCAAAGGCTGCATGCCGAAAATTCTGCGCTTTTCATTCTCATACAACGCGCCCGAATCGCCCAGCAAGCGGACCATTTCGAGTTTTTGCGCCGTACTCATGAAAATGAGTTCTTCCGGATAGAATTCAATAGCATTCTTGTGCCCGATTTCCGCCCGGGAGAAGATGCCCTTCGTGAAAGCTTGAGCAAGAGCGACGACAAAAGGCTCGATCGTCTTTTGATAGAACGCCGCAAGCTGTTCCGGCGTGTAGTCGCCTGTCAGGATTGGAAGCGAGACGCCGAAATGCCGTAGAATCTTGCTGTCGATGAATTCGAGCGTATCTTTGTCGACAAGCTTGATATCTCGCGTAATCGGCATATAGTCGCCCTTGATATCAAGCCCCATAAAGCCGGATTCGTTGGCCTGCAAGCGACTTGTCAATGCCTCAATGTTCTTTTTCATCGTGCCATCGTCAAGCATTGTATTATACTTGACGATACCGTTGACGGCATAAGAGCTTTTTACGCCCTTTGTAATGCCTTGCATCAAGGCGTCGTTCATTTCGAGCGTTTGCAGGATCGCCGAATTATCCGGCAGGCCGTTCGCGTCTCCGCCGAGATAGTCGTTTGCGAAGTAATGATGCTTGATGTGAATAACGTCGTTATAAAGCACGGTCGTTTCTGTGCCGTCTGCGAACGCCATAACAACGCCCAGCCGACCGCCTGCGTCTTCGACGAATGTCACGCGGTCAGGGATAACAGGCCAAAGCGCCGCAATCTCGTTGTTTGAATCCCATACAGGGACAACGAAAGCGTTATACTTGACAAGATACGCCCACGCGATACGTTCCAGCATGTCCGACGTTGTCATGACGTCGTTTGGCGCGTTCAGCACCGCTTGCAGGCGACCGGCGACCGGCGTCACGTCCTGCCCGATCTTCCTGACGTGCATCGGCGTCAACTTCTTTACTTCCTGAACGATACAGAAGCAAGCCTGTTGCACGACGTCGCTCGCGTAAATGTTTTCCCCAAAGGATGAAAACACAGGGACGCGCCCGTTCAGCATTTGCGCATATTTGTATCGTTTCCGCTGCCTGCTCAAATTCAGGAAGTCAAACAGCCCCATACTCTCACCCCAATTTATTAAATAGTGCCGTCCTATACCGTCTGAAAATCTCGTAAAGGATTATCAGCGTCACAGCGCCGTCAATGCGGCGTTGCATTTGATTGTTGATCTTTACCGCCATGACATTTCCAAGACTGTCAATTTCCATGCTCGCGTTACCGTAGCACCAGCGGTCAACCGGGTTTTCGTTGTAGTTGATAAGCTGATCTTTAAAGTCTGCTTCTGCAAGCTTCATTGCATTTGACAAAGTCAGCTTGTTTTGATAGACCATTTCGCAATCAAAACCGTAATAGTCCATCTTCTGCAAGAAGTCTTTTGCGAAACGCTGATCGTAGCCGCACTTTATCAGGCGTATGCCGTATTTCGCATACAACTCATAGAACCAATCCGCCACGCGGGAAAGGTCGTTTTCGTTGCCGTCGTGAATAGTCAGCAGGCCAGCCCGTGCCCATTCCGCATACTTTGCGCCATAGGCAGAATCGTCGGATTTTTCGAGCTTGCTTTCGGGGATGAAGTAATGCGTCAAGACGTATTTTGTCTTGTCGTCCTTTCGCATTAACAAGACCTTTGCGCAAGTCAGGTCCGTTGTTTCCGCCAAGTCCACAGCGCCCAGCGCGAAGGAATTCCGGAAATCCTCGACGTCGAACGTCGCCGGATAGGTGAAATCCTCTTCCATGAGCCATTGTTGACTATTGCTGACCTTGATATTGAAGTCTTTCGCAAGGACAAACATGCGGTCGGCCTTTGAACGGCGCGCCCTGTCTATCTGCTCCCGCAAATAGTCCCACTTTTTGACGATGCCAAGCGTCGGATTTGACTTTTGCCACGTCGTTTCATCCTGCCAGACTTCCGCTTCGCTGTCCTGCGTATACAGCCAAGGCAACGTTCTTTCGGCTGCAATGCCCGTCTCTTCGCCGTTCAGGATCGCCCGGCAATTCCGCAATTCATCGTCGAGAAAACCGTCGTTGACGAATCCTTCTGTCGTGATGATGATAAATTTCGGGTTATCCTTGAGGCTTTGCGACTGCTCGACGCTCTTCGCAATGACGTTGTCTTTCATTTCGTGGGCTTCGTCCACGATAGCGAAGTCGATGTTTCTGCCCTCTTTGTTCCGCGTGCGGTCGGAGAGCTTGAAAATCTTGCTATTCGTGATATTGCAGCGGATAAAGCGTTGATTTCGCCACGTGTCGACGCTTGTCGGATCAATCAGCAGGCGCATTGTATCAATAGCGTCGTAAATGATTGATGCTTGATTGTCGTCGTTGCTGCTGCAAACGATATCCGCGCCCATTGCTCCGCAAATTGCTTCCGTGAGCGCGAGCGCGCTGCACGTTTCGCTCTTTGTGTTCTTGCGGGCAATCAGCAAGACAATCCGCTTGAATCGGTCAAAGCCCGAATCCGCCATTTTGAAGGAGTAGACAACTTCGATGAACGCTTTTTGCCACAGCATAAGCGTCATTGGCTTGCCGTAGAAAGGCGACTTCGTCAGCTTGATACAGCCTTGCATGAATTCCATGCGTTCCCACGCGTCCCGCGTGTCGTAGACGTATCGAGGATTGTCAAGGTCGGCAATCAGGCGGTCGAGTTCGATTATTAGCTCTTGCCCGGCGACGATCTCGCCCGTCCTGATCGCCTCGCGATACTTCACAAGCCACAAGTCAGCCCGGTTCATGCTGCTTTTGCCTTTCTTCCAGCCATTGCCGCAAGGGGCTGACCTCTTCCGGCGCGTTCTTGTTCAGCACAGCAAGTAAAGATTTGATGCAATTTGTGTACTGCTGCAAGAATTCCTTGTAAAGCTTCGCCCGTGGGCTGACCTTTACCAATTCCGGGTTTTGCGGATGCACCCGAAACATAGAATCACCGCGCAAGAGTGTCAATTGCTGTTCGAGATAGACCGTTTCGTCGATAAGCTGCGAAACTGTCTCGTTCACGTCGCCGTCGATGCCCGAGAAGATTTGCCGCAGCTTCTTTTCTCGCTCGCTTTGCGTTTCGTGCGCTTCCAATTTCGTCAACTCCTTTCAACGCCGCCCATTTTCAACGGAAATTTTCAAAGTTTCCCGAAAATCTCGTTTTTCGCCTCGCTGCGTAAATTGGGATCGCCCTTTGCAGTCCCTCTTGAGGCCGCTGCGCGTCAGGGCGGGGGAGGGCCTTTCGCCTTTGCGGCCTGCGCCATTGCTGCCACTCCGAACCCATACGCCGCCGCCAGCGGCACAATCCAAAGAAGATGCAATGCGTTCATGTGATCGCCCTCCCGTTATGTTTTGATCGTGCCCGTGCTGTCTTTGTACGTGCCCGCCTCGACGGTTTGCAACGTGGTATCCAACCAATACGACGCAATCGGAAGGTATTCGCCCTTGACAAAGTCGCGCCCGCGCAAGTGAATGCCGCTCGCGTACACGTCCACGACGTACCCCTCTGACTCTGCGTAAACATCCACGCGCGAAGGATTGACCGCGCTGCTTGTGTCTCGCGGCACGGAGATAGACGGAATGTGCACGCTGTGACAGCCGAACAAATTGTCATAGTTGGCAATGTCTGAATACGCCTGCAAGCGGTATCGCAAATGACTATGCCCGTGGAATAATACGACGTTATGATAATGGCGCATCAGGCTTTCGAATACCGTCGCTTCTGTGCCACCCCATATATCATAGTCGTAAATGCCAAGCGCATTGCCGCATCCGTCTTGTGGGCGAACATGCTCGAAGAGGAAACAGCGTTTATTGCGATTTTCCTCCAAGGTTTCATACAGCCATTGCAGAGCGCCCCACTCTCCATCCCAGCAAAACAAATGACCTTCCCAGTCGGTTTGTGTTCCCATGAAGATAAACACGTCGTCTCCGTGGTTAAAGGAATAGTACAACGGGAAAACGCCTGTATGGCTTGCGGGCGGCTGGATGTAATTTGCCCACGCGTCCCGAAAGATTGATCCGGGATAACATTCATGGTTCCCTGGCTCGACATATACGGGCGTATTGGGAGAATAGCCGTCTACGCACGCTTTGAATGCTGCGAGCTCGTCCGCCGATCCGTTGTTTGTAAAGTCGCCCGCAATACAAACAAACTTCACGTTTTCCGCAGCGTTCAGAAATTGCAACGCTGCCTTGAGGTCGCTTTGCGCCGTGTCGCTCAACAAGTGCGCGTCAGATAGCGCGCCGAAAGAGTACAGCCGTTCGTCTGTTGTGGGGAAAGCAAGATTTTCAAGAGGGATTTGCCCTACCCTGTTTCCCTGTGCGTTATAAACTCCGATTCTCCGCGCGCCTTTGATTGCTGTATTTCGTGGAATGAAATCGCTGTATTGTGCCATGATTTCACCCCTTTACGAAATCGGCTCGTTGACCGTGATAATGGATTCGTCTGTGATCTGGTCGCAGCTTATGCGCACATACCTCGTGTTTTCAATGTTGTTTGGTACGTTGTCAAAGGTATTGCCGCCAAGTTCAATGGATTTTACCATACCGTTGTCATGCAACGTTATGCCGCCATTAGTCGTAGCGGGCGAGAATGAAGCGTCACCCCGGAAATAAGCGCCAAGGTTTGTAAAGGTGGAAGAATAGACGTATATGTATGTCTTTCCGGGATTAGCGCTATTCGGGGACATGGACACGCCATCCAGATACAGCGTATCGCCCCATTTTGCAGGAATAAAGCCTGTGACGTCCGCCGCTGCGTCTTGGGATTCGGCTGCGCTGCTGTTGAGTCTGTATCCGTCTTTCCAGCCCTTGCCGCCGTTATAGGGTTGACCATCTGTGTCAACGGCCAGCGGAAGAACGTTTGTATAAGTCGGCCCAGCGTTGCCAGAAGCGGCAAACGTGCCGATTTCTGTTTGATTGCCCTCCGCGTCTTCGTATTTCAGCGTATACACGCCGTCGACAAGATTGCCAGACAAAATAATGTTGTTTTCAGCGTCCACCGTGCCGAAAACCGGCGTTCCGAGGGCTGCAATAACCTGTTGCACGATTTCCTCTTGCGTCCCGATCGCCGCAAACTTTTCTTCGATTTTCGCGCTCGAATAGGTTGTCGACGTGCTTGCCGTGCTGTCGTTGATCTTCGCGCCGACCGGAATGCTTCGCACACCTGCCGCCATGTCGTCGCTTCCTGCGCCTGTTGGCACAGTTCCGCCCATTTCCTGAATCGCGGTCAATGTTTCCGTGACGTTGTTAGAAATGCGCGTGATTTCGCTTTGTACGCTCATGCGCGCACCCCTCCTTAAATCGCCGCGAGGGCTTCTTCGATATCACTTGTCAAGCTCACCGTGCCGCCGGTAGTGTAGCCGGCGGGAATGGTCACGCTCGTTGCGGTCAGGCCGTCAATGCTGCCGCCCGTTGCGCCGTTGTTGGGCATAGTGCCCTCAATCTTCGCGCCGCCGACATAAGCGGTCTTGCCGTCGAGGATATTCCCCGCAGCGGCGTCCGCGTCGGTAGTGTCGATATAGTTGTCAGGGATCGCCGCGACAGTCACTTTCGACAACAGTTTTCCGCTTGCGGGCGTAATGTTCTGCGCCGTCTTGGCAGGCGTCACGCTCTTCGTTTCAGGGACGACGCTCACCTTGCCGCTGCCGTTGTGGTAGCCCTTGGGGATGGTATAGCTTGTCGTCGAGGCGTCGAGCGTCTTCGTTACCGCGCTGTTATTCGGCATTGTGCCGGTAATGGTCTCGCCGTCAGCGTTGACAATGACTTTGTTTGCGAGCACGTCACCCGCGCCAGCCGTCACGGCGGAAGTGTCGTTATAGTTGGACGGGATCGCCGCAACAGTAACGCCGGACAGGCCGTAATAGCCGCTATCGGGCGTAACGTTCTGTTGGCTTGTGGTGGGCGTGATAGACTTCTCCTGCAAGGAATAGTTGCCGCCGCCAGCCACGCCGGCGACGACGCCGCTGCCGTTGTGGTAGCCCTTGGGGATAGTGTAGGTCTGCCCCTCCTGCACCTGCGCGTTGACAGCGCCTTTGTTTTCGATGCCCTCGACGGCGGTCGCCAGCGTGTCAAGCTTTGCGGTCGATTGAACAAGGCCGAGCGCGACAAGCTTCGTTCGGATGGTATTCCGGGCGTTTTGCAGTCGGGTAATTTCGGTCGAAATGCTCATTTTGAAAACTCCTTTCAAATTGTTTCAAGCAATGCGTTGATATTTCCGACGGTTGTTTGCACAGCGGCAGAAGTGACGGGCAATGTGTTGTCAGCTTCCACCGTGTCGGCGGTATTGACAAACATAACGCCGTTTTCTACTTTGAGTGTTTTGCCGTCCACTTCGAAAGAAGTGCCGCCAGAACCGCCGCCGCCCGAAAGCCCCTCTTTGACGATCTCTTCGACCTTTTGCAGCAATTGCGCGTAAAGGTCAGGAGTGGGAGGAATAGGCGTTTCGCCCGTGGACGTAAAGCCCGAACGGTTTATGCGAATCTCGACGGGTTCGGTAGTCAGGCGCGCGCCTGTTTCAGGATTGACGCCGAAAATGCTCACATCGACCGCGCCATTGATAAGGCTGTTTGACACTTTTGCAATGCCGGTCTCTTTGTCAAGCATTTCGTTGAAAGTTCTGCTTTCGCCGTCCTGTTTCTGCGTATATTGCACCGTGACGACCATATCCGCCCAGCGTTCGCAAAGTTCAAACGCCGCAAATACTGTGTCTATGAAGCCGGACGCCGCTGCGTCGTGTACAACGCAACGCAATTCCTGCCCGTCGCATTTGAAGCGAAACATTTCCTTCACCCCGCTTGAAATTTGTTCCAATAGTCGGCGATATAGCCCGTCCACTCTTTCGGCCTATCCTGTGCCCGCAATTCGCAAACGTCGCGAGGCGTGTCGACGTGAATGAATTCCGCGCCGAATATCGTGCCCAGCCGTTCGCGCTCCGCTATCAGAGGATAGCCGCCGATGATATAGGCGTTGTTCCATTCGCCATATCTCGTTTTGACCATGTCGAGCATGCAATCGCGAACGCGGAAAGCATTCGCCCGCAAGCGGTCGTCGTGCATAAAATGCGCGTCCGTGCCGCTCTGCGCGCTGATGCAATACCATATTGCATCCATGTCGACAATCAGGTCGCCAGCCCCGGCAACGCCGTTGACATAGGTCGTTTTGCCGCTGCACGGCGAGCCGTAGACGACGTAAACCTTCTTAATCCTCCGCGCTTGCGGTTTGCCGAATCCAAATCTTTCGTGTATCTCGTTATGGCAACGATGATGCACAAAGACAACGTTCGCGGGATTCAAAGAAACGTTTACGTCGTTTACGTTGGCAAGCGTCAAATGCTCGACGTGATGCCCTATGCGGTCATACTTGCGGACAATCGGTTTCCCGCAATGTGCGCAAATAATATCGCCTTTTTCGTCTTGCCGTTCATCCGCAAGGACGCGAAGAAACGTTTCCCATTCGTCCGTGTGGTAAAAATCAGCAAGGTTTGTAATATACTTCACAGCGCAAGCACCACTTTGCGAAGTTGCTGAATCACATCGGCGCGGGGCTTGTTCTCTGTGATCGTCAACCATGTTTCATGGCTTTTCCCGATCCCGTCGACAGCCGCCCGAATTTCCAGCACGTGCGCCGTCCATCCGGCAAGGCTTGTTTGCCCGGATACAATAGGCGTAAAAGGATAGGCGCTCAAGCCGTAGAACGCGCGCAGCGTGGCGACGCGGTCTTGAAGCTCCTGCATGTGCAAAGCCTTGACGGGCGTTGCGCCCGGCGTCAAGGTCGCGTCCGCGAAGCCTGCGAGCGGCGCGTGATCTCTGCGCAGCGTGTTCGACGATTCTTTGCCGGGCGAGTTGTATCCCTCTATTGCGCCGATAGTGTAGACCATGAATTTACGGTAATAACCCGCAACGCTCGGCGGAGAGACTACGCAGCTTGTCGTATAGCTGTCAGTTGCCGCGCACATGGTCCAGTTATTCCAATTGATACCGTCCGCCGAATCGGCACAATATACAGCGTAACCGCTTATCGGGTTGCCATAGCCCGCCGTCGCGCCAGACCAAGAAAGCGTTACGTTGCCCGTTGCAAGCGTGCTTGAAAGCGCGCAGGCCGTAGGCGCTCCGCAGGCCGTCCA